CGATACAAGCTTTACAGCGTATTCCGTCATAACTGGTGGAACTACTTCTACAGGCGGCGGTTACACTTATCACAAGTTCACAGCTAATGGTAACTTTACAAGGACTGCATAATGGCAAATTGGGCTGAAATAGAAGAAAACAATAAAGTTATTCGTGTTGTAGTCGGTGATGATAACGATGCGGACGAAGGATATAAATGGTTAATCGATAACCTTGGTGGAACTTGGATCAAAACAAGCAGAAGTGCAGCGATCCGCTATAACTATGCAGGGATTGGATACACCTACGATCCCATTGACGATGCTTTTATTTCACCTGCACCATGCGACCACACAGAATTAACGCTTAATGAATTAAAGCGATGGGAGTGTTCAGCCTGTGAAACCGCGTCTATGTAAGGCTGCAATCCAACTTCGTGAACAATTCGATGACTGCTTCAGCGATCGTGATCGCACCTCGGACGGCTGGATCGGTGATAGTCGGCACTCAGCTCGTAAGTCTGACCATAATCCAGATGAGCAAGGCTGGGTACGTGCCATCGATGTTGACCGCGATCTATCCGGCAAACCCAAGCCCGACATCATGCCCGATGTGGCAGATCAACTTCGTCAGTTGGCAAAGCTTGATAAACGCATCTCTTACATCATCTTCGCAGGTCAAATTGCCAGTGCTAAATCGCTGTGGCGTTGGAAGCCTTATGCGGGCATCAATAAGCACGATCATCATTGCCACATATCTTTCACTATCAAAGGTGATGAAGATGGTTCGTTCTTTAATATCCCATTACTAGGAGCAAACAAATGAAAGAGATGATCTACGCAGGAATAGCACTTGCAGCAATCCCAGCAATAAGAGCTGCAATCAAGTCTTATCGCGCTAAGAAGGCGATCAAGGATATAATCGTTGACGCAGTAGAAGCAGCGGTAGATGAGATCGATCATAAGCAATGAGCGCTCAAGACTTCGCTGCTATTGCAGTAGCGATCGTGACGGTTCTGGCTGGTGCAGCTGCGATGCTGCAATTCCTAGTGAAGCACTATTTAGCGGAATTGAAGCCCAATAGCGGTACATCGATGAAAGACGCGGTAAATAGACTTGAGACACGCGTCGACAAAATCTACGAATTCTTATGCGATAAGTCACAATAAAGCCATGACACGCAAAAGAGTTATAGACCTTGAGGATTACTCAATGCTTGAAACTTATTGCATTGGGTTAAACGAATACTGGAAAAGTCTAAAGAAGGCTGGCTTTGCTGACGATATAGCGTTAGCCCTACTTCTTGAGCCTTTGACTTACCCGGCAACAATCTTGCCAACACCTAACTGGCTTCCCAATCTTCCCGACTCAATCCCATATGACGATGACGAGGATTAAAAATGTACAGAACTGTAATCGTTTCAGATTTACAGATACCTTTTCACGATCAACAGGCCACTAAGAACCTAATCTCGTTCATAGCCAAATGGAAGCCTGACGAAGTAGTAACTATTGGCGATGAAATAGACTTTAACACGATCTCAAAATGGTCGGAAGGAACACCAGAAGCGTATGAACAAACTCTTGGAGCGGATCGCGACGAGGCTGTTCAGGTACTTTACGATCTCAAGGTAAATACGATGATCCGTTCTAATCACACGGATCGTTTATATACCCAGATCATGCGCAAGATCCCTTCTTTCCTGTCTTTGCCAGAACTTCGCTTTGAAAAGTTTATGAAGCTCGATGAACTGGGCATTACCTTTCACCGTACTCCCTACGCTATCGCGCCTAACTGGGTAGCAGTCCACGGTGACCATACGCCGATCAAATCTATAGGCGGCCAGTCAGCCCTTGAGGCGGCTCGTAGAATGGGCAAGAATGTGATCTCAGGTCACACTCACAGAGCAGGTCTAGCATCGTTCTCAGAGGCCGTAGGAGGCCGTTTAGGGCGTGTTCTGACTGGGGTTGAGGTTGGTAATCTAATGGACTTTAAAAAGGCTTCATACACTAAGGGAACGGCTAATTGGCAGCAAGCCTTTGCAATTATGTACCAGCAGGGCAACAAGGTAAGCGTAAGCATTATTCACATTGAGAAAGACGGCACATTCATCGTCGAAGGCAAAATCTATGGACGATCTAGATAACGATATTCGCCGGACAATCGATGATGCGGTTGACGAAGTAGAATTGTTACCGTTTCGTTATATTCATTACCGCAGTTCTGTCTGATATTTATGCAACACTTATGCCAAGAAGCTGCGAAGGGCGCAGTAGAAGGGCAGTAAATGACTACAGCACAGATAGCAATATGCGGGATCGCATTCCTCATGTTCTTTATGGGGTACAAAATAGGGCACAGAGACGGCTACATTGTTGGCCGCAAAGCAGTACGCAAGCACTACCAGCAGCTTGATCAGGCCAGAGTATGAAACATGCAGAAATCTTGCAAAGTGCTACGGATCTATACCAAGAGCGCGGATTGCATTACGGTCACCCAAGCGACAATATGGCTAGAGCAGCCAGACTCATCTCAGCCTATCTGGAGATGCCAGTTGAGGATTATCAAGTGGCAGTTATCCTCTCACTCGTCAAGATTGCCAGAACCATCGAAGATAGCCAGAAGATCGACAGTTGGATCGACGGCGCTTCTTACCTTGCCATTGCCGGGCAATTAGCAACAGAGGAGAATGAACTCTATGTTTAATTTAGAGGATTACGAGACAGTCGAAGAACGCCTAGTTAAGTTCTGGAAGGAACACCCAGATGGTCGAATTGAAACTTTATTGGTTGACGCAACGCTTCAGCGATTTATTGTTAAAGCTTCTGTTTTTCGAACTGAAGCAGATGCACAAGCTTGGACAACTGGCTATGCAGAAGAGACTGTCTCCACGCGAGGAGTTAATTCTACATCGGCGCTTGAGAACTGCGAAACAAGTGCGATCGGTCGTGCATTGGCTAACGCAGGTTATGTTACGAAAGGCAAACGCCCTAGCCGCGAAGAGATGTCTAAAGTCAAAGCAGCTGAACCAAAGCCTTTCACAGATAAGTTAGCAGACAAGATCACGATGCCGGTTGAGGACGATCCTTGGACAGTTAAAGCTGTTGTTCCAGCGCCAACGGCTGCCGATGCGGTTGCACTTGTACAAGATGTATTAGGCGCAGTCAAAATTGATAAAGACATTCCATTGTGTCGCAACTGCCATGATCACAAGCCGATGACTTGGAAAACGGGAGTAAGTGCAAAGAATGGCAAGCCATGGGCAAACTTTAATTGCTACGCATGTAAAGATGTACTTTGGTACAACATAAGTCCAGACGGATCTTGGAAGGTGCGTGAAGGACAATGAGCGGCTTACAGTTTATGAACCAAGACGGTGAATGGGAAAAGTTCCCAGATGATAGCGAATTATATGAGAAGGCAAAGGCGCGTGAGATGCTCAATGCGCTACAAGTTAGGATATTGTGCCATCTATGCAACGAGCCAGTTCCAAGCACAGAACTATCAATCTGGGTAGAGGGCAAAGCTCTTACTTGGTCATGCAAGAAATGCCACGCAGTCAATGAGTCAAAGCCGTAAGCATCGAGGCTTTCGCACAGAGCGTGTTGTAGCAGATTACCTGCGCCGCTGGTGGGAAGGCGCTCAGGTAGGTCGAGGAGCTGGGCGAGACATACTCAATGTCCCGTTCGACTGCGAGGTTAAGGCTCGCTCAGCACTCGATATACGGGGAACACTCCGCCAGATCGAAACTAGGACAGTTGAAAGCGGCTTATTGGGGTTCGCGTGTTTTCGACTTAATGGGCAAGGAGAACAGGCGCAAGATTATGTTGCGATGCTTCGACTTGGCGATCTGGTGCAGTTACTTCGAGATGCCGGGTACGAGAACCGCAAAGATAGCGTTAAAGACTCAGACATAAGACGATGCAATCAATGTGGAGAATGGACAATCAATGATCCCTGCAACTGGTGTGAGAGTCAGTAATGCCAATCTATGAGTTTGAATGCACTAACGATCGATGCGAAGCCAATCTTCGCTACGAAAAGGAGTTAAAGATAAATGAACCACACGATGTTGAATGCGGGTTCTGCCATGAACCAATGCGCAAGATATACAGCAGCTTTGGTATTCAATTTAAGGGTAATGGCTTTTACAGTACAGATAAGTAAATGACTCAGTTTAATAAAATGGGGCGCAGAAAAGATCCTTGGACTGAACAAGAACTTGAATGGTTGCGCCAAAACTACAACAAAGGTTCTAAAGAATGGTTGTCTTTAGAGTTAAATAGAACCGTTAAAGGCATAGAACAGAAACTGTATAAACAAAGGCTTTCATATAGCGGCAGAAAACTAAGAACTATTCTTATTAATCCAAAGATCCAAGTGCAAGTAATACCTAAACACCTTGATGATTTTGTATGTCAAATGCCGGTCTTTGGAGAAGTCATGATTGCCTTATATCCAGTAGCTATTGTGGTAAAGCCTTCATTATGGAAAAAACGGCGAAATATCATTCTTAAAATGCACGATTGGCAATGCTTCTGGTGCGGTGATGAAGCCACTTCAGTTGATCATCTCAAACCTCGTCAAAACGGCGGAACAGATATTCTAAATAATTTGGTAGCAGCTTGTCATTCTTGTAATTCCGCTCATGTTGGAAGGATAAAGACATGGCTCGATTGGACACCCAAATTATCAACAGTTGTGGATAACTAATGCAGATTACTTTACTTAACGCTCACGACACGCGGAGCATCTGTGGAAACTTGACTAAGGGTGTACACTCTAGGCAAGAGCCCCTCAAGGGCTCAGACCGCGCCCGTAAGGGCGTAGCGCGGTGGGTTGCTGGAGTGTTAGTGGGATCTCTATGTCTTAGCACAGCTGAGACAGCAATGGCGATAAATGTGCCAATAAAAGTATTGGCTAATTATCAATTAACAGATAAGCAATACTTATGCCATAACGAGATTGTATATCGTGAGTCTCGATGGAATGTAGCTGCTAAGAATGGCTCACATTATGGGCTATATCAAGGCCGATCAATAAGCCTTAAGGACGCACCGGCGGACTATCAGTTCTGGTGGTATTGGTATTATGTAGCCAATCGTTATGGTGTTACTAAGTATGATGAGCCTAACTATTGTGCAGCTCTTAAACACTTAATGATTAGAGGTTGGCAGTAATGGCAAAGCGTGGTGATCCAAGATTAACGAGAGATTACAAAGCCTTTCGCTTAAAGGTGCTGGCAAGAGATCAATGGTCATGCTTCTATTGCTCTGCACCAGCAGCGACAGTCAACCGCGGCGCCACGGTGAACACCGCGATCGAGCGGATGTTGAAGACGGGCGAGGACGTGATCGGTCTGCCGTACACGAACAAGCGCCA